CCACTTATGGATTTTAATGGTGATTTGGTCCAATTTTTTGGATCGAATCCATCAGGACACCCTTTGACTGTGATCATCAATAGTTTGGTAAATAGTTTGTACATGAGATATTGTTATTATGTTCAGAATCCCAAGCGTGAAGTGAAGAGTTTTAAACAAAATGTAGCTCTCATCACATATGGTGATGATAACGTGGCTGGTGTTAATCCGAAGTGTGATTTTTTTGATCACACGAGGGTGCAAAGCACTTTAGCCACAGTTGGTGTTAAATATACCATGGCTGATAAAGAATCAGCATCAGTTCCTTTTCTCCACATAGATGAAGTTGAATTCCTTAAACGGAAATGGAGGTGGGAACCAGCATTAAATTGTTATGTTTGTCCATTAGCAGAATCCTCTATTCACAAGATGCTCACTCGGACTGTGCGATCTAAAGTCGTTTCCGATAAGATGCAGGCTGTGTCTATTTTAGATACTGCCTGCAGAGAGTATTTTTGGTATGGTAGATCTATTTTTGAGAAGAAGAGGGTAGAATTCATGGAAATCTTTGACAAACATGATTTACAGATGTATGCATGGGAAGGTATTTTCCCAAACTGGGACACATTGTGTGAACAGTTTAGAGCAACATCAAACTGGTCTTTGGCTAGAGATCAGGGAGATAATCTCCAAACCGAAATGGCTGATTATTAGGTAGTTACTGCACATAATATAGGGTAGTTACCTATGTGTGTGAGAGTGGACCTTTTGATGAATATTCCTGTGGCAAACCCACATGCACTATTTAGTGTAGAGTTTAGGAATGACTCAAACAATAACTTGCATCTGGACATAAGACCGTAAGTTCAGATTAAGACGTATCGGTTGCTTCAACACAAAATATTACGGAAAATGAAGGTGAACATATCCACCGTAGCGATAATGCTCAAACTGATATGTACCAGAATCTCACATTTCACGATTCTGTTGGGGGAGAAACTGTTGATTATGGTGATCAAGATAATTGGATTGCTAAATCTGATGGTACGCCGAGTATTGAACTCGGTAAGTTTTTATCTCGTCCTACACGAATTGCTAATTTTAATTGGAGTTCTGCGGATACCAATGGGAGTGTCATTAACGATATTGATCCTTGGTTTGAATTTTTAAATAACACTGTGATTAAACGGAAGATAGAAAATTTCGCATTTATTCGGGGAGATTTACATTTGAAGATTAACATTAATGCTTCACCATTTTATTATGGTTTGGCTAGAACATATTACACTCCCCTGGAAGGTGTTTCCAATTTCAATCGCATTGATTACAGTGTGCTTGGATCCAATAGAATTAGAATCCAAGCTTCACAGCACCCAGGTGTTTACATTTTACCACACGCTAATGTGGGTGGTGAAATTAAGGCGCCTTTTTTCTTTCCCCAAAATTGGGTGGATTTAGGAAGTGCTGATGAGACTAGATCGCTTGGAAAATTGCGAACAACTGTCTTATATTCTTTGGATACAGCCAATGGTGTAGTTGCACCGGCTATTTCAGTGCAAATTTTTGCCTGGATGGAAAATGTGGAGCTTATGGGGCCAACTATTAAACCAGTATTGCAATCTGGTTCTAAAGATGAGTTTATAGGTCATGGACAGGTTTCAGCTCCAGCATCAGCTGTGGCTTCTATAGCTGACAAAATGAAAGACATACCTGTTATAGGCCGGTTTGCTAGAGCAACCTCTATAGGAGCTTCAGCTGTCGGTCAAATAGCTTCATTGTGGGGTTATACAAATACTCCAGTTATTGAAGATGTTCGCGCTTTTATACCAAGGAATTTGCCTGCGCTTGCATCTTCGGAAATAGGAGTTGGATTAGAGAAATTTACTTTAGACCCCAAGCAGGAATTGTCTATTGATCCATCATTGCATGGGTTACCTAAGGATGACGAGTTGGCATTATCCTATTTGTTAACAAAAGAATCATTGTTGACAGTGGCCCCTTGGTTTTCCACCTCGGCCCCTGATACATTGATTTTCAACTCAAGAGTGGAACCTTCTCTGGGTTCCACAAATATTGCACCGAATGGATCCACGTTGAGTGGAATTACTGTTCAAGGATACATCGCCCATTTATTCCAGTATTGGAGGGGCGATTTAATATTCAGAGTTCAAATTATAGGAACAAAATTCCATAAAGGTCGTTTAAGAATTTCATATGATCCAGTAGGTGATATTGGAACCAATGCTGATTCAATTAATGCAATTTTTACACATGTGGTTGACATTGGTGAAGAGAATAATATAGAGTTCCGAATTCCTTGGCATCAAGCTTTGGCATGGAAAGAGTCTCGATCTATCGAGCAAATTGCAGCTGATCCGTCATTTGGCGTTACACCGCTATCCACATCACCAGCTTATACAAATGGATTGTTTACAATTCGTGTCATGAATGCTCTAACTGCACCAACCACAACCAGTACAATTGGTGTGGCGGTGTATGTGCGAGGAGGTGAAAACCTCGAATATGCTGTTCCGCTTGATCTCACTGAACAAAATACAGATCGGATGTTGTCATTTCAAAATGTG